GGGGCTAGCGACAAAAACGACACTGGGGCTAGCGACAAAAACGACACTGGGGCTAGCGACAAAAACGACACACTAACTACACCTAGTATTGAACTCACTCAAAATGAACTCACTCAATTAAATAATTCTTATGTAGCACCTGCTACGCAGGAGCCACTACCGCAAGAAGCTTTAGAGCTAGCAGACCTATTAAAGGAGAAGATACTAAAGAACCAACCTACTGCTAAGATCGATAAGAATTATCAGAAGAACTGGGCTAAAGATATAGAGAAAGCCCACAGAATAGACGGGCGAAGCTGGAACCAATTAAGAGGAGCGATTACCTATGCACAGGATTACAGCGATTTTTGGGGCATGAACATTAGAAGCGGGGCTAAACTTAGAAAGCACTATGACCGCCTAGAAGCCGATTTAAGACGCTTGTACAACCAAAGAGGCATAATGATAGCAGGAAAGCCTCAAAACGGCTCTGAGGGGGCTGAAAACGAGTTTAACGTACCATTTTAAGTAGGGGGTTAACGCCACAAGCTAAGAACACGGGGAAATCCGTGGATTTACACGCAATTAAGAAAAACTAAGAAACTATAAAAAATCTCTAAAAAACTCTTTACAAACTGCACCAAGTGGTATATAATGATAATATAAATTAAACAAAGGAATACAACATGGGCAAGTTATTAGGATACGTAGATTACAAGGACACAGAAACCTTAAAAAAGCTATTAGAGGAAAACGGCTACGAAACCGAATACTACAATTTTAAGGAGTTCTGGCTAGAGGCTGAATTTAGACAATTTGAAACAGGCTCAGAACAAGTAGAAATAAAAGCCTACGGCACTGACTACGTACTAGTAAACATGGCGGAATTTATTAAGGAAAAAGAAGCAGAACTAGAAAGCGAAGAATAAACAAAAAAGCCCCGCCCGAGGCGAAAATCGGGCAATAACTTAAAGAGAGGAAAGAAACATGGGAAAAGAAACAACGCCAGCGAAAACCGCTAAGAAAGACCAAGACGGCAACCTAGTACTAGAGGAATGGGAAACCGAAGAGGCGACCTATAAAAAAGTAAAATACGGGGTCATTAGAATTATGGGCGACCCGAACGAGCATAGGATTAGCTACGAGACCTTAAAAGCCATCGCCGATAAACCGCCACTATTTAACGGGGACGTAATAATCCCAGAAATGCACGTAAAGGTGCCACTAAATAGGATCGTATTCCAGCAATTTAGAGACGAAGAGCAAAAGAGATTAAAGAATTTCGCCAAGCTACCCACCTCAGCAGTACTACTCGATCTAAACGAAGATAAGATGATCGCACGGGAAGACTTAAAGGGGAGAGAGGCGTGGCGAGAAGCTACCGCCCACTACCAAGAGGGAACGGACGGACGGGAGTATTACCTAAACCGCAACCAATTAAAGAGATGTCTATGGCTACACCGAGAGAAAGGCGAGAGCGAATTTTACCCGCCCTCGATTTACAAAATAGAGAAATACGGTTTTGAGCAAGAATTTTAGAAAAAGCATTGCACAAAACGGTCAAATGGTATATAATAAAACTAGCTAAAAAGCACACCCGAGGCAATAGATTACGAGCCTGATGAGGAGCTAATAAGCGAGGAAACATTAAACATAACGGAGGGCATGCTATAAGAATAAGCGTAAAAGCGGTAGAGGAAACCGCAACATTTACCAATAACCTAGACGGCGAGCTAGAATGCACCCACGCCGAGACCTACTATGACACGTACGATTTCGGTTATGCAGACCCAGCTAAATGCGACTGGGTAGATGACGACCAGACGGTCGAGGTTTGCAAATACTGCGGAGCCTATAGGACGGTAAGAAAAAGCAAACCATACACAGACGAAGACGGAATAGTAGTTTGCGATGAGGAACTAGGGGACTGGATTAAAAAAGATAACTAAAAGGAGAAACAATGGAATTTATAATTGGAAAGAACGGAACGAAAATGAAAGTTGATAAAGAAGAAAAGGAATTTCTTAAAGAAATCACGAGCAAAGTAAAAGAAGTCGTGGCAGAAAAGATCGTAAAAGATAACCTAAGCGGAATTAAACTCAAAAAGACCATGACCAAAGAAGAGGTCGAGGAGGTTATTCAGATTATAGGCGAGAATTATAATGCAGTATACCTGTCGATGGTAGAGAGCATTATGAAGACTTTAACTGAAGCTTCAGATAAAATCTTCGCTGCAGTAAAAACGAGTACTAATTTCATTACCTTAATTAACGGCGAGCTCGGAATCGACTTGCCAGAAGATGAAGATGATGACGAAGACGACGAAGACGAGGAGGATGAAGACGAGGATGAACGTTCCGAGGACTAAGGTCAAGCTATACAGAAGTAGCGACATAGCTATTGTTTACTCGACGCAAGATGTAAACGAGAAATACCTGCGTCTATTTATCTTAGATAAGCTAAAACGCACCACCAAGGTCGAAAACGGCTGGATGGTAAAGTTCGGCGGGATTAAGATATTAGCAAAAAACGGCGTAAGGATTTATGTTTACAGATACATTAACGCCGAGTACGACAGCCAGAGATTTTACGATAAATATAAAGGGGCTCTCGAGATGGGGGCGATAAAACACCTAGAATGGATTGAAAATGGAAAAAACCGAAAAGCCAAAAAAGTATAAGATAGATACTTTAGAGGGTATTCTAGAAATACCAGCCGAAGCATTCGACAGGTTCCTAAAGGAATTAAAGTGCATACATATAGCCTATAACGAAATTAAAAAGCAAAATCCTGCGGGTACAGTAAAGATTACCGATACCTACTGGGTAGATGATAAAGAAAAGATCATAAATTTTGTCGTAAGGCATAAGCGATAAAAACAGAGATACGCCCCTAAAAAGGCGTATTTTTCTGTAAGTTTTGCACAATTATGCTAAAAATCTCTAAAAAAACTCTTTACATATTTAACCAAGTGGTATATAATAAGACTATAAACAATTAAACAAAGGAATAAAACATGGGCAAACTAGAAAACAATAACGTAAGCGTAAGCTACAACCCAGAAACCAAAGAATTCACAGGGGAAGATAAACAAGACAGCTTTAACCTACCTACTTTCTACAACACCACTAAACGCTCGACCAAGAAAGCATGGGAAGCTTTACAAAAAGATTTTAGCGAAAGCACTACCTACCACGAAGCTATTAACATTTTAATAAATAACGGCGTAGCAATTAGAAGCTACTGCATGATGGACTAAGGGGGGGGAAGATGACACCATCAGCACAAAGCCTACTAAACGAAATGGCACGGGCAGGGTATAACGGCAGAAAGGCTGGCGAGAAGCTAGCCTATATAGCCAAAGAATATAACGCAGGCAGAATTACAAGAGAAACCGCCCAGACAGTAGCAGAGCCACTAATTAGAGAGATTAACCTAAAGGAGCGGGAAATAGCCCGAAAATACGGCAAGAAGCCGAGCATAACGACATTTACCTACGCCATGAGAGCATTAGCCTAAGGAGAGAAAAGATGAATACACCAAAATTTCTAATAGCAGACCCCTGCTACATACTAGACAAAGAGACATGGCAAAGCCTATGCGACAAAGGCACAGACACCGCAGACGAGGAGTTTGAGGGAAGCTGGATAGAGGCTTTTAAGGACGCTTTAGCAAGATACCTATTTGACAACGCCACCGAAGAAGAAAGGGATAACCTAAGCCTAGCAGATTTTCGCCACGGTATCATTTCAACTTATGCGGGGGACGGAGACTATTACGCAACAACACTAAAAGGAGACAGTAGCAGAATAAGCGTAGATAGCGGAATTATAGCGATAGTCCCATACTCGCTATATAAGAAGAGAAAGCCAGAGATTTTATTTAACAACCCATACGCAGAATGGCTAAAAATCCCAGAATTTAGCCCATATACATTAGCCTACGAATACGAAGAAAAAGGAGACCCATTAGATGATAGAGGTATTGACGAATTTATTACTAGCACTAAGCTTCATATTATTAGTAATAAACATAGTAGTTTCGATTTATCAGATAAGGAGAATCCACAGATATTATCGAATGAAGATGTACGAGTACGAAATAACAAGAAAAATCGGGGAAATTATTAACGAAATAGTAAAGGAGATTAAAAAATGAAAACTAGCATGGACTTAAACAATACAGGAAATATCGTCTATACGAGACAGCAAAAAGGGCATAGCATTTTACTAGCAGTATGCACTATGGGCTACTTTTGCTTCGGGTTCCCACTAATAATCTATTACATCCTAAGCCCAAACCACTACTGGCATTTATAAAGAGCCTAGTGTATAATTAAAAACGTAGATAATTAAGTGATACCCCTTAACCAAAACCCCCAGAAATGGGGGATTTTTGGTGCTATATCTTTAAGAAGCCGAAAGTTATATAATCGGAATAATTAAAGGATTAACATTATGGATTTAGCACCGAATAAAAACATAACATTCGAGGAATTAAGGGTGGCAGTCTCGAACGCCATCAATGTTTCTCTCGCCCGAAGCCTAAAGACTATAACCCTAGGCGAAATAACCCCAGCCCTAAAGTACTGGCTAGTAAAAGAACTAGCATGGAACGGCTATGGCAATATTAGAGCTTTACCAGATAGAGACATCCACGGGGCAATATTCCTAAAATTAACCCACGGCAAAGGCATAGCTACATTTTACGCCACCAAAGGGAACGGTTTTATACAGATAGAGATAGCCGAGAGCGGAATAAAGCTCGGAACCATAGCCGAAGCCGTAAAGCGTGCAGGCTTTAAGCCGAAAGACAATACTAGGCACCTAGGCAGATTAAGGATTTATAAAGAGGCAAAAACCCATGCTGAAGCGTAGTACTATAACCAAGATAGTAGAGGGGATTTTAGCCCAGACTAAATCAGATATTAAGCTAGTCCACGAAGACGTCCGAGAGGAAACATTCAAGAGGATGGCGAACGAAGCCACCATAATCCTAAAGACCGCCCTAATCTGTGAGAATGAGGGAATAGACGAAGCCATGAAGTACTATAACGGCACCCACACCGTGGACGAGTACGAGGAGTTTAGACTTAAAGACCCGACCCCAGACGATATTAGCCTCTGTAATAGTTGCAACTGTATGACCCACACCCTAGCCCGTAAAGACGGCAAAGGTTTGGTTTGCGGTAAGTGCGGAGCCATAAAATGAGAACCTACGGCAAACTACACAGAAAAGGTGAAAAGAAATATAGACCAACGGAGCGAGATTTTAGAGAAGAGAAAAGAAGAAAAAGGGTGAAGCTAAGACGAGAAGAAAAGGAATACCAAGACTTTAAGAGATACGGGAGAAACATAGAATGGGAGAAGTGATGATCATAAAACAATTATGGGACATCTTAACGATATTAGGACAGCTAGTTTTAATAGGTTTTTTGCTAATGCTTGTAGTAGGAATAATGATAATCCTAGCAGTAGTAATTACCGCAGGCGTAAGAGTCTCTATTAACAATAGGAAAGGCAAGAAGAAATGAAAAAGACCCTGCCTATAGATTTACTAGAGGAAAATAAAGGCCAGATAGACGGAGTCCCCGCCAACCCTCGCACCATAACCAAAGAAAATATGGAAAGATTAAAAAAGTCCCTCCAGACCGACCCAGCCATGCTAGAGCTAAGAGGATTACTAGTAGCCCCACACCCTACTAGGGGGGGGTATTATGTAGTAGTAGGGGGAAACATGAGACTTAAAGCCTTAAAAGCCCTAGGCTATAAAGAAGCCCCCTGTGAGGTGATGGATGACCTAGAAAAAGTAGATCCAGCCAAGCGTAAAGAGCTAATAATAAGGCGGATTTTAGCCGATAACGCAGATTTTGGTGATTATGACCAAGACGCCCTCGCCAACGAGTTCGATGAAGAGATATTAGACGACTACGACCTATTGCCTGCAGGACAGGCAGAAGATAAAGAAGAAGACGAAGCCCACGAGCTTTTAAGCGAGAAGTTTCTAGTGCCACCGATGAGTGTACTAGATACCCGTCAAGGCTACTGGCAAGACCGCCTAAGGGCATGGCACAAGATTTACGGAGACGCCAAAGCAGGCGAAAGCCGAGAAGAGACATTATTCAAATCAGGCAATATCATAGGCGATAGCATAAACACGGTAAGCATTTTCGATATGACCTTAGCCGAGGTACTATTTTCATGGTTTATTCCCAACGATGGAGAACCCCACCGAGTATTCGACCCATTTATGGGCGATACCGTCAAAGCGTTTGTAGCAGACTACCTAGGCAACTATTTTACAGGCACGGAGCTAAGGAAAGAGCAGGTAGAGGTAAACAAAAAGAAAATAGCCGAAAAGAAAATGACCCGCACTAAGTGTATAGAGGACGACGGACAAAACATAGCTAAACACCTACAACCAGCTAGCCAAGACTTAATGTTCAGCTGCCCCCCATATTACGACCTAGAGCATTATAGCGACGATCCACTAGACGCAAGCAACCAAGAGAGCTATGAAGAATTTAGAAAGATTTTAGATAACGCATTTACCGCAGGAGCCAAACTACTAAAAGATAATAGGTTCGCAGTAGTAGTGATGAGCAATGTAAGAGGTAAAGACGGAGCCTATTACGACATCTGCGGAGATATCACCAAGATAATGGAACGCAACGGTCTAAAGCTTTATAACGAGATTATACTAGTGAACGTTATAGGTACCGCCAGCATGAGAGCAGGCAATTACATGAAGAATAGAAAGGTCGCCAGAGTACATCAAGAAGTGATGGTCTATTATAAAGGCGAGCCTAGACCAATACCAGAAGACATACCAGAGAGCAGACAGCTACCACAGGTGCATGATAATGTTTTGGTGTTCTATAAAGGAGACCAGAAAAACATAGCACCAGAATTTAGAGAGGTCGCCATAGGTGATTTAGAGGAGGAGGAACTAGAACAATGACAGAAACTCCCGCAACAAAGTCAGCGGAAAATAAGCTAGAGGGTAGAACCAAAGACGGCAGGTTCGCAGTAGGGAATAAGCCAGTCACCAGTTTCAAAGACCGCCCACAAGATAGGGCAAACGGACGCTGGGACAAGAATAACAGCTATAGCTACTGGCTAAATAAGTTTGGAACCATGAGCCACGAGGATAGGCTGGCATGGCAGGTAGAAAACCCACCAGAGAAGCGGTCGGGGTTCTGCCAGTTAGCCCTAGACCAATATACCGACGCTAGAAAAGCGATAACTAGCGACGCCCGCCTAAGAGTAAGAGAAGCCATAGCCGACAGAGTGGAGGGCAGACCAAAACAAGTTATAAAGCAGGTAGTCGAAGTATCCGACCCATACGAGGGATTAACCACGGAAGAACTAAAGAAGTTGCTAAAAAAAGACCAACAAAAGTAATGAAAAAACCGAACAGAAACGGAAAAATGCAAGCAAAAACCCGCATTTTGCAAAGAAAATCACGATTTTGTTCGGTTTTTGTAGCGGAACCATGAATTTAGACTATAAACACATACAGATAGTGATAGCTAGGCGAGAGTTCTGGAGCTACTGCCAGCTCTTATACCCGAATTTTTACCAAGAGGATTTTGCCTACCTAAAAGAACTCTGCGACACCCTGCAATGGTTCTATCGTGAGAGTACTCGCCATATTCTGATTATTTGTTTACCACCAAGGCACGGCAAGAGCTTCACCGCCGAGAACTTCACCGAGTGGGTACTAGGGCAAGACCCGACGCTTCCGATTATGACCGCCAGCTATAACGAGATTTTAAGCTCGACATTTAGCCGAAAGGTGCGAGACACCATAGGTACAGCCAAGGTAGGCGATGAGATCGTCTATAACGATATATTCCCAAGCACGGTGCTAGAGAGAGGCAATGCAGGCGTGAACCTATGGCAGACCACCGCCAGCAAGGTACCGAACTACATAGCCACAAGCCCTACAGGAACCGCCACAGGCTTCGGAGCTAAGCTATTACTAGTGGATGATATTATTAAGTCCGCAGAAGAAGCCTATAACGACTCAGTCCTAGAAAAGCACTGGCTATGGTTTAACAACACCGCCCAGCAACGCCTAGAACACGGCGGAAAGACGGTCATTATTATGACACGCTGGGCAGAGGGGGATTTAGCGGGGAGACTACTACAAGCCTACCCCGAAGATATAGTGCTATTTAAGCGTAAAGCGGTACTAGACGAGGCTAAAAAGCAAATGCTATGCTCTAAGGTTCTAAGTTTCGAAGATTTTAAGCGTAAGACCAAGGAAATGAACCCAGACATCGTAGAGGCGAACTTTAACCAAACGCCGATAGACGTAAAAGGCAGGCTATACACGAGCTTCACCGAGTGGGAGACCCTTCCAACCCCAGAAGACGGACAGGTGCATAATTACACAGATACGGCAGATACAGGTAGCGATTACTTATGTAGCGTGAACTATATCATCCACGATAATGAAGCCTATATCACAGACCTAGTATTTACGCAGGAACCAATGGAAGAGACCGAGAACATGGTGGCAGACCTCTATATGAGAGGAAACGTCACCAAGGCAGTTATAGAAAGCAATAACGGCGGGCGAGGCTTCGCAAGGAACGTCAAAGCCAAGCTAAAAGACCGAGGCTGGAATATGACCAAGATTAGCCCAGTAGCCCAAACCAAGAACAAGGAGAGCCGAATTTTAACCAGCAGTGGCTGGGTGGAAGAACACGTCTATATGCCACTAAACTGGAGACGAAAATACCCTGAGTTCGCTAATCAAGTCCTAAAATACCAGCGTAAAGGCAAGAACGCCCACGACGACGCACTAGACGTATTAGCCTCTATTTACGAAAACGTCTGTGGTAAACTTAAAGTAAAGATAGCCAATAAGGGGGCGATATTAGGCAGAAGTAGTGCCGAGAAAAGGTACTGGAGCGAGTAGATGAACAATAAATATCAACTAAGACGGGGGACGGAATTAACCCCAGCCATAATCCAAGACATCATAGACTGGGGCGATAAGCGAGCCACAGCACTAAAGAAGAAGCTAGACTATTACCAAGGATTAAACGACATTACGGAGACTAGACCAACGCAGGCAGGCAAAGCCACCGTGCTAGTAAACCACGCTAGTTTCATCACCGACATAAACGTGGCATACCTACTAGGCAACCCAGTCCAATACCAGCCAACCAAAGGGCTAGAGGACACCATAGCCCCAGTATTAGACGCATACAAAGCCGAAACCATAGACACGCTAGACACAGACCTAGCCAAGGACATCAGTATTTACGGCATAGGCTACGAATACATTTATAACGACGAGGACGCCCAGCCACAGAGCGTAGTGAGCGACCCATGCAACACAGTCCTAGTAGTCGATACCACCGTCCAGCATAAGCCACTATATGGCGTGGTCTATAGGGCAGTTTACGAGAACGGCGACACTACCCCTACCTACTACGAATTAACGGTAGTGGATGACACCATGGTGCATGAATATACGATGAAGAGTAAGGGCGACACCCTAGACCTAGTCTATGAAGCCCCGCACGCTTTCGGTGGTGTGCCACTTATAGAATACGTAAACAATAAGCACCGCATAGGCGACTTCGAGAACGTCATTAACCTAATAGACGCCTACAACATATTGCAGTCCGACCGCATTAACGATCGTAAAACCCTAGTGGACGCTATACTAGTAGCCTACGGATTAGACCTAGACGAAGAGCAGGTGAAAGACTTAAAAGAGAACCGCATGGTCTCGGGTGTGCCAGAAGACGGCAAGCTTGAGTATTTAATTAAGACCGTAAACGAAACGGACACGGAAGTATTACGCCGAAGTATCGAAAACGACATCCACAAGATTAGCTATACCCCGAACATGAGCGACAGCGAGTTTGCTGGCAACCTATCAGGCGTAGCAATAAGCTACAAGCTATTTAATTTCGAACACCACGCCAAAGATAAAGAGGCATATTTTGAAAAGGGTCTTATAAACCGCTTTACGCTTTACTTTAACTACCTACGCACCAAGAGCAAAATATCAGCCCCAGACAATATGAATATCGCCACAGAGATAGACGCAATATTTAACCGCTCACTACCGAAGAACGACCTAGAAACCTCGCAGATGATCGGCAACCTCAAGACCGCAGGTCTAGTCTCAGACCAAACCCTAGTAGGACAGCTAAGCTTTATTAAGAACCCAGCCGAAGAAGTAGAGGACGCAAGGGCAGACAAGGCCGAAGACTTAAAGTATAACGACTTCGGGACAGTTCCAGAAATAGGCGAAGAAAAGGGCGAACCTAGCAATGAGGAGGTCTAAATGGAGCAAAGATATTTCGAGAACAGGGCTATAAGACTGTTTTATCTAGTAATGGCACTAAGCGGGGTTATTACCGCCTTAACCAGCACCGCCGATAGCTTCATGGGAGGACTAGAGCGAGCCGTGGGCTTCGGGCAATTCTTTATCTACGTAGGTATGCACTACATGAGCAAAAAGAACCGCATACCACAAAGCATAGTGGTGATATACGGAGCGATGATTTTACAAGCCATAACCATGGTCGTGTCGATTGCGAATAATTTCAGTGCCACTACCATAGACCTAAATTTAATCCAGTCCGATGTTATAGGCGGGCTAGTGATAATATGGGCTTTATACCATAGGCAAAAAGACCTTAACCGCATTTTAAGGGATGCCAAAAGAATACAGGAACGACAAGCGAGATGAACTGGCAAGAGATTATCCTCGGCATTATAGGCGGAGGTGGGTTCGCTACGGTTATAACCGCCCTAGCTACCCGCAAGAAGAACACTAGCGACATAGCCCAAAGCAATATAGACACCGCACTAAAGCTAAAGAGCGAAGCCCTAAAAGAGTACATCACGGCGAGAGACGAATTGACCGAAGCCCGTCGTTTAATCACGAACGCTGAAGAAAGAATAAGGCTAGCCAACGCCTATATAAGGGTTTTACAGGACATATTAGATAAGAACGGCATAGATTACCCGACACGGGAGATGGTAGATGACTCTAAATAGCAGAGAGTACTGGACGAAGCGAGAGCTAAAACGCTTCGCTACAAACGAGAAAAGCTACGACAAGGTAAGGCACACAGTAGCTAATATTTACGATACGAATAATAAGTATGTACTAGCGGAACTACGGAAGATTTATAGCAGAGGCATAGCAGACCCCACCTATTTACGCCAGCTAGAGACGACAGACAGCCTAAGGGATTTTCTAAAAGAGGTCAAAAAACGTGGTCTATACAAAATGCTTCCCGATAACTATAAGTTTAGAGCAGACCGATTAACCACCCTAAATAGAAATATATGGCTAAAAGCTAAAAGCGGTATGGTGGATGAGTACGTATTAACCAGCGAAGCCTATACGAAAAGCGTAGGTGCTATGTACGGAAGCCTAGCAGGAGACCTAAACGAGGCGTACACACGAGCTGGAGGGTTCGGGCAGATACCGTTCGATAGGCTAGAGCAGATCATGGCGATACGCCCAGACGGCATGGATTTTAGCTCGGCAATATGGAATAACAACGAGAAGCTTTTAACCGAATTAAACACCACACTAGCCTCAGGGTTTCAATTAGGCAAGTCCATAGACCAAATGTCTAATGAGCTAGCCAAAAGGATGAATGTCGCAAAATATAATGCCGATAGGATTATACAAACCGAAGCCGATTACTACGCCAACCAAGCAGAACTAGCCTGCTACGAAGATTACGACGTAAAGAGGTACCAATATTTAGCGGTACTAGACGACAGAACCAGCGAGACCTGCCAGCACCTAGAGGGCAAGGTTTTCAAGGTTTCGGAAGCTAAGGTGGGCATTAACTACCCGCCCATGCACCCGCACTGCCGAAGCACCACAATACCAGTCCTAGCAGGTGAAATTAAAGGCTACGACGGAGAACGCATAGCCCGCTATGAAAAAGGCGGAAGCGATAGGTACGTTTATAGCGGAGAGATTAAGCATGGCGTAAACCCAGTATTTAATCGAGACCCGATAAGCCCACAGGACACGCTAGCCCCAGACACCACCCTAGGCTATACCAAGAGCTTTAAGGAAGACATAACGCCGAGTGTGAGGAGACAGTACCAAGAAGCCCTAGCACAGGACTTCTCGGAATACCCACAAGTCCAGACCACCATAACAGGAATAAGCGGAAACGGCGGAACGTTTGGCGAGACTACCAACACCCTAGGGGTTTATAAGAACGCCAACAAGCTAAACATCAGCGTATCAGCCCCAAACACCTACAAAGCCCAAGGCTATACCCTAGCTAAGAACCAAAGGCTAGTAGAGTTATACGGGCTAGACAGCATGCGTATCAACTTCCAAAAAGTGAAGATGGGTGCTAAGGATTACCAGAATCACATCACCAAGAGCTACAAGTCAAACCACTGGGTGGCAAAATCCGCTAAAGGCATAGCCCACCACGAGTTCGGGCATGCTTTAGGGCATTACTTAGAGGCGAGAGACAAGGGCTTTACAGCCAGACAACTAGCAGGCATTAAACGAGCCTATGGCACCAATGGAAGAAAAATAACCACACAGCAGGTAGCCGAGAATATGAAGAACGTAATAGACGGCTACAGAGAAGCTAGAAACGCCTCAAAAGTCCAAGGCGATATAGTAAGGACGGTTCTACAAGCCAACACAGGGGGCGAAAAGATATACATAGACAAAGGAATACAGGCTTTAAGTAGCTACGGCACTAAGAACTGGCACGAAAGCTTCGCCGAGATGTTCGCCTACTCGAGGGAAAACCCAGACACCGAAATAGCTAAGCTATTAAACACGGAAATAGCCAAAAGGCTAAAATAAGAGGAATTTATGAAAAGCATGAACGCCATGCTATAATGACCCTATAAACCCGACGGGGGTAAAACGGAAAGGAAAAAGGCTAAATGGACAATAACAACCAGCCAACTACGCCCGCTACCGAAACTCAAAACGATAGCAATAAGGACGGAAAACACGAGAAGACTTTTACTCAGGATGAAGTCAACCAGCTAATCGGCAAGTACCGAAGCGAGGGCAAAAGCAAAGCCGAAGCAGACATAGCTAAAGCAGTAGCCGACGCCAAAGCAGAATGGGAACGCCAAGCGAAGATGACCGAAGACGAACGAGTAAAAGAAGCGAGTGTAAAGCGAGAGAAAGAGCTAGCCGACAAAGAAAAGGCACTTGCACTCCGTGAAAACACCGCAAACGCTAAAGAGCTATTAGCAGAGAAGCATATAGACACAAGCATGGCGAAATTCCTAGTCACCTCGGACGCCGAAGAGACTATGAAAAATATCGAAGAGTTCGAAAAAGCCTATGCTAAAGCCATCGAGGCAGGTGTAGAGGACAAGCTAAAAGGCAAAACCCCAGAAGATAAGGGCGGAGTAGCCAAGAAGAGCGAGACCACGAACCTCTCAAAAGGCGTATATAAGAGCGGAACCGCAACAGCTTTCTAGCCACAGATTTACAAGGAAATAATTAAAATGGCACGAACCAATGCACAAGGTATCTACGACTCTAGCGACGATACCACCAAAGCAAAATTAGCCGAACTTTCTGGCAAACTTATCGAGGGGATTTTTGCTACCGCTATTTCTAGCCGTATCAAAAACACCGACTACTCAGGCGATCCAACCACTGGTTCCGTCGAAGTAAACCGCTTTAAGAACGCAGTCTCAAAAGACTACGGCTCAGCACGTACCGCAGGTAAAGGTGAAGCACTCCGCAACACTGGCAAGGCTACAATTAACATCGACCAAGACAAGGAAATTGTCGAAGAAGTCAAAGGTAAAGACCTCGCCCTCTTCGGTATTGACGGTCTAGCCGAAAAACGTGCAGATAACCACCGCAAACAGATGGTTGCAGTTCTCGACCGTGCATTCTTCGCAGAAGCCGAAGCCAAAGGCACTAATGTCGTCTTAACTGGTATTACCGCTATCGAAGAAATCGCTGAGAAAATGGTACAAACCATCATCTCCGTCAAGAACGACTGGGTCGATGGTGTCGATAAAGAAGACGTAGTTATGTCCCTAAGCCCTAAAGCCTACGGCAAGCTTCGCAATTACATCGACAAGGTCACCGTCCCAACTGTAAACAGCGGAAGCCGTGAGATTAACCTCTTCCACGGTGTAGAGACTCTCGAAAACGTCCGCCAGACTGCAGACTTCATCATCATGGTAAAGGGTGCGATTGCACAACCAGTCAAAGTCAACCAGTACGACGCAGAGAAAATCCCTCTATCCAACGACTACGCCCTCGAACTGTTCTACAGCTACGGTATCGGCGTACTCTCTAAGGACTTGATTTTCAAAGCAACCTTAGCCTAGTAGATAGACCAAGAACCGCAAGGCGAGGGCGGTGAACTCCTCGCCACAAAGAGGAAATTAAAATGGCATATTTTAAGAACTTAATCGCAGAGACAATTTTAGAGGTTCCAGAAGACCAAGTAGATACCTACTTAGAATATTCAGACCGCTATGCACTCTGCGATATTAACGGCAACGTGATCGCAGAAGCCGAGGTAGTGGAAACCCCAGTGGCAGAAGCCCCAAAGGCTACTAAAAAGAATACAGCCAAGGAAGAAAAAGCTCCAGAAGCTGAAGTAGCAGAAGCCCCGAAAGCAGAAGCAGTTGTCGAAGAACGCTAAAACGAAAGGACGGAAACCGAAATGGACGATGTAAAATTGAAAATTAAGGAAGCCGTCCTTGTTCTATTCCCTAAGGCAGGCGAAAACACCGAGCTACTAAACTACGTGGTATCAGAGGTGCTATTTAGGACTTTACTATACCTAAACTACCCGACAGATTACGATTTTAAGAAGTGGAACGAGAGATTTAACCCAGTGATCGCAAGAGCGGTAATGGGGGTTTATACCAAATCCACCGAAGAGAGAGACAGCGGGGCAGTAGAGGCAGGAATAGCAAGCCTTAGCGATAACGGGCAGAGCATTAGCTATAAAGACACGGCTAAGCAGTACCTAGCTACAGCTACAGACAACGAACTATTCGGTAGTTTAACGGCAGTGCTAAAGCCCTACAGGAGAGTCCATGTTATATCCCGCAAACGCTAGACAAGCTATAGCTAAAGCTTTCTATGACAAGCCTATAGAGCTACTTAGAGCTACACAGCAGGTAGATGAAGAGGGTGGGCTACTACCCCCAACCTTAACCCCCACGGCAAGCCTGCTAGGCAATATTAACCCTAGTAGCGAGCTAGCCATAGAGGAGTTCGGGCAGAACACCACCGCCACCGCCATTATTACGCTAAGTAAAGAGGACGGGGCGAAGATTAAGCTAGCGGACATATTAAGAGCTAAAGGCGTAGTTTATCAGGTGGTCGAATACCACCCCTACGATAGCCACACGACCCTAGGGGTAAAGCAATGGCGAACACAGTAGAGCTAAACTTTAAGGACTTAGCTAGAATAACGGGAAGACTAGACGGACTAAACGCAGTAGAGGAGAAGCTAGCCACCAAGACTATGCAGACCGCCCTGCTACTAGTCCAAAGATCGGCTAAAGTAAAGGTAGCCAACGGACACTCCGTCACGGGTCGCCTTATGAATAGCATATCTAAGCGAATAGTAGCCGAGGGGACGGGCATAACAGGCGAAGTATTTACTAACGTAGAATACGCACCCTACCTAGAGTACGGAACGGGAACAAGAGGGCAAGAGAGCTATACACCCCCAGTAGATACAGACTTGACGTTTAGCGAGGACTGGGTAGGACACCCAGCCTACCCATACATGAGACCAGCCCTAGAGGAGAACAAGGACAAAATTAAAGAGCTATTTAACGGCACAATAACAGAGGCGATGAAATGAAGAACGTAAAACTTGAAGTTTATAACCTATTAAAGACTACAGGCTACGCCGTGCTTCAGCAGAGCCAAAACACAGCAATAACCCCGCCCTTAATAACCTACTACCTATTAAATATGAGCGTAGGTATGGATTTAAGCGGGGAGCTGGCAAGCCAAGATGTATCGGTTTCGATAGATATATGGGCGAACACCAGCACGGAAGCTAGCAAAATACTAGCCAAGACCGAGGAGGTTATGCGAAAGAGCTACTGGCGGATGACGAACAGCCTAGACGTACCAAATCCAGATAAAACCATCTACCACATGAACGCTACATTTACCAAGATAGTGGCGTGATATAATCAAAGCATAACCCCATAGCCCATTAGGGCAACATGAAATCAGGAGAAGAGACCATGGCTGGAACTTCCACAATGGCATCAACCTTAACCCTTAAAAAAGAGGGACAGACAGGAGCAGACAAACTAATCGCACGTATTACTTCAATCGGCGAAATGGGCGGTGAACATGAAGAACAAGATGTCACTACCCTAGACAGCCCAAACGGGGCAAAAGAATTTATCCCAGCAGGTACCGACTACGGCGAGGTAGAAATTAGCTGCAACGTTCTTAAAGGCGACCAAACCCTAGAACTAACCCAGCTATTCGAGAGCAAAGCCGTGAGAGACTGGGAAGTCGCAACCCCTAAAGGTGCAAAACAGACTTTCAAAGCGTTTATTAAGTCCATTAAGTACGGTGAAAAGACCACAGACGGACTAGACACCATGAAATTTACCCTAAGAATTACAGGTAAAATCGCCTACGCAAAGGGTGCCTAAAATAAGGGTGGGGAGACCCACCCTCTAAGATATTATTAACATTAGACATATAGGAAAACCACGAACATGAAATTAAGCTATACAGCTATAAATATCGCCAACGCAGAGGATTTAAGAGGCAAGTCATTTCTAGGCGTTTTAGCAGACCTCGGTGAAATCGACATGACCCACCCAAGGCTAGACATCATCAAGATCAGCCCACTCTTATTTTTACTAGAGGCAGGCGGTATAACCCGAGAAGAAGCTAGCGACATCGTGGACAACGAGGGTATCGAAAAAGCCCTAAGGTACGTGTTCGAGGCATTGCAAAACGCAGGTTTTTTAGCACAGCAGAAGAAACAAGCGGAGACCAAAACGGAAGCCAAGACCGAAGAAGCTACCGCAACTTCCGAGACTTCTGGACAGACCACGAAAAACTAGCCTACAAAATAGGGCTAAAAATTCCAGAATACTGGGAATTAACCCTAAGACAATTCACGCACTGTATAGACGGCTACGTAGAAAGGCTAGAGGATTATACCAAGGGCGAAGACGCCCTAAACCACGCCCTAGGCAAATACGTAGGTTTTGCCATGAACGACCCTAAAAAGTACCCAGACAAGCCATTTAGCCAGCAAGACACAAGCAGTAGTAGTGGGCTAATGACTACAGATGAAGCCTTAGAGGCATATATCAGTGCCAAAGCAGAGGCACAAGACACGGAGAATTAAAAATGCCAATAAGCGACGAACTACGAGTAAGGATTACAGGAGACGCTTCAGGGCTAAAAAAAGCGACCAACGACGCTAAGACCTCGCTAGGGGGTCTAAGTAGCACAGCCAACAATATTGGCAAAGAAATATCAGGGCTAATCGGCAAGTACGCCTCAATCACCGCTGCGATAGTGGCAGTAGGCAAGGTTATAGGCGATAGCACGAGAGAGTTCGCAAGCTTCGAGCAGAACATAGGCGGAGCCAAAGCCGTTTTCGGTGATTACGCTTCATACCTGAACAAGAAAGCCGAAGAAGCTAGCACCTCCGTCGGCATGTCGATTAACGAATACCTACAAGGTGCCAATAAAATTGGTGCCATTATGCAGGGTGCAGGCATTACGCAAGGGCAGAGCCTAGCCATGACCACATCATGGATGGAGCGTGCTGCCGATATGGCTTCAGTAATGGGCGAGACTACCGAAACCGCCATGACTGCCGTCACCGCTGCTGCTAAGGGCAATTTCATGCTAATGGACAACATCGGCGTGAAGATGAACGCCACGACCATCGAGGCATACGCCTTAAGTAAGGGCATAAGGACTAGCTACAACGAGATGAGCGAAGCCCAAAAGGTCGGGCTAGCCTACCAGATGTTTATGGAGAAAACCACCCAGTACGCTGGGAACTTCAAGCGAGAGGGCGTAGAGACCCTGCAGGGTGCTTTAGCGGTATTAAAGGCTAGTTTTGCGAACCTAGGTACATATTTAGGTATGGCTTTCGGTCCGATACTAATGAGCGTAGCCAACTTCATTACAGGCTACATAGTTCCAGCTATACAGGCAGTAATTCCCTACATAGTAGGCTTTATGAACGTAATCGGGCAGATGGTATCATTCGTAGCTAAAGCCCTAGGCAGTTTATTTGGTAGTAATGGCGGAGGCAAACAGCTAGCCCAGAATAGCGACCAAACCAGTAAAGCCATGAAGAACGTGGCAGGTGGGGCAGGTACTACCGCTAAGAACCTAGGCAAGGCGAATAAAGAGGCTAAGAAACTAAAGGGACAACTAGCCAGCTTCGACGAAATGAACGTCCTAGCCGAGCCACAGCAAGCCTCAGGCGGTGGAGACGCAGGCGGGGCAGGTGCAGGTGGTGGTCTAGATATACCAGAGCCAGACGGCGACGCCCTAAAGAAATTCAAATCGCAATTCGATGAGGTAAAGAAAAAAGCCGAAGAAGTAGCTAAATCCATTACCAACGCATTTAAGAACGCAGGCGAGTGGATCAGTAAAGCTATAAGCCTCAAATCGTTCAGGAGCTTTAGGAACGGCGTAGAGTCCATAATCGAGCCACTAGCCAAGCATTTCAAGAGTATCTGGACTACGGCTATATCACAGGTACAGGACGCATGGGGACGTAGCGGGCAGAAAATTAGCGACGGCTTCGCTAAGACCATAGACGAGCTAGTAAACCAAAGCGGACGAGTATATAAAAGCATAGGTGGCATTTTAGAGGCAATAGAGCCGATGATGACAGCTGGCACGGGAAGCATGACGGGGCTATTCGTCGGAATCCTTGAAGACTGGGCATTATCGTTTACTACATACGCACCGCAGATTATCGAGAATATCGGCGGGCTAATGACGGGAATATTAGACCAAGGTATAAAGCCAACAGCCGAACTAATAGCCCAAGCATGGAAAGACCTATGGGGCGGAGCTAAAAGCACATGGGACACCTACGGCTCTAAAATTACAGACGGCATTTACCAAGCTTTCGACGGCATTGTAAAGCTATTTAAGAAGCTATGGGACGATATTATAGCCCCTATATGGGAGCCGTTCATGGATCAGCTAAAAGCCACATGGGACAGCACCCTAAAGCCAATGCTAGACACGATTTTTGATTTTGTCGGCAACGTGATTACTTCCGTTCTAGACATCTGGAATAAGGCATTTATGCCACTAATTAACTTTTTGGTGGACTTCTTTAAGCCACTAGTAGTAGGTTTAATTAGCTTCTTTACGGGGCGAATAGACACCGCAGTAAGACTAGTAGGCGGAATTATTAACGGCATAGTCGGCATACTAAACGGCATAGTGAATTTTGTTATGGGAGTATTTAGCGGAAACTGGGCAAGAGCATGGCAAGGCGTCACCCAGATATTCAGCGGAATATTCGGAGCCATCGGAGCCATAGCTAAAGCCCCATTAAACTTTATAATCGACGCCATTAACGGCTTCATTAGAGGCTTGAATATGATTAAAATCCCAGACTGGGTGCCAGCAGTAGGCGGTAAGGGCTTTAATATCCAACCAATTCCGAAGCTAGCCACAGGTGGTATCGCCCAAAGCACCACCATAGCCATGATCGGCGAAGCAGGCAAAGAAGCCGTCCTGCCATTAGACCGCAATACAGGCTGGATGGACACCTTAGCCGAAAAGATAGGCGGAATAGGTGGGAACGCCCCAACCAGCATAACGGTAAAGATAGGCGAGGAAACCATCATAGATAAGGTGATAGACGGGATTAACGGACGCACCTCGCTAAGCGGACGCAATGCTATAATCGTGTAAAGGATAAACATAATGGCAATAACGCAGAAACTATTAAGAATCAACGGCACCGCCATAGACAAGCTGGTGGAATATGAGATCGAGTGGGCGAAGCTATGGAAAGACGCAGACCGCAACATGGAGGGCGAGGTGAGAGCTTCCCTTATCGGAATATTCCCCAAGCTAAAATGTAAGACCCGAAACGCCATACCACGCACAGAGCTAGCTACCCTAGGCAACCTATTAAACCAGCCATTTTTTACGGTGGATTATTACGACCCCCTAAAGAACACGACCATAACCGCCAAATACTACGCCAGCGATTACAGCACCAAGATCCAAGAACGCCAGCGTGAATTTTTCTATGAAGTAAGTTTTAATTTAATTCCCCTAAGTAAGCGAGGCTAATATGCTAGTAATACCAGAACGATACAAGACCAACATGAAAGCCCCAGTGAAGTCCATGCGGGCAAGGCTAGTCGAGTCCACTGAGAACGGTCTAAGCTTCCAGTCAGGGGACGATCTTATTAGCACCAAGATTAACGCCATAGGTGAATTTTTAGGCACAGGTGCGAAGAAGATTACAGCCGTCTTAATAGGCGAGAAAGCCACTCTAAAAGATAAGACCTTCAAGCTAGAGCTAGGCATGGAAGACCCTGCAACTGGTGAGATAGACTGGTGCAACGAGGGCGAGTTTGTAATTAAAGAGGTCTCAATAAGCGTAGAGAAAGGCACAACGGAAGTTATAGGCTACGACTTAATGGCAGTAGCCCAAATGACCGATTATGCTAATTCCCTGCTAAGCTTCCCATGTACGATTAAGAACTTAATAGAGCAAATAGCCAATAAACTAGGATTAACAGTAGGGAACCTAGACAACTTAGCCAACATTAACTACACGATTAAAGAAGACCTCTACAAGAAGATTAACGGTATGAACTACCGTCAGATTATAGACGAGATAGCCAAAGCCACAGGCACAACAGCCGTTATTAGAGGCAAGGAGCTAATCTTTAAGGGCTTTATAGAGCCTACCGAGAAGCTAAATACTAGTAATATGCTTTCATTTAAGGTGGGCGAAGACTGGGGGCTACCAACTAAGCTAGTAATAGGACGAGAACCTCAAGGCGATAATGTGTTGCTTGAAGATAAGGCGATAGAGCTAGAACCAGCTGGTACGAACCTACTCGATACGCCAACCGAGGGGACGGTCAAGCAGAACGGCTACACTGCCACCATTAACCCAGACGGGTCATTTAATCTCACGGGCAAGACCGAAAAAGGCGTGGACTGGTGTGATTATATGGCAGGCAGGCAAAACCTATCCCTACCAAAAGGAGTTTATGCTTTTATAACGGACAACCCGTCTCCTGATGTTTCTAATTTTCTCCGTTTTGGCATGCTTCAAGGTGGAGATAAGGATTTTAACATCCAAAAGCTCCAAACTGGAAGACTTATAAATGCAGAGTGGATTGTAAAGAATTTCTATTATTTTGCTGGCTACATCGACAAGACTAAAACGGTTGATTACACGACCAACCTAGGACTGGTCAAAGTCAACAATAAGCTACTAGGTACATACGAAGACTTATTTGATTGCGAAGATACCGAGGTGGCATTGGACACCTATTTAGAACCGTGGAGAGATGTCGCCCAGCAAGGTATGAAACTCACAAAGAACGAACAGACGAGACGGATGGTGATTACTGGTAAGCCTAAGACCTCGTGGACGTTATTGCAAGACAACAACACTAATAAAATGAACGAATTGCTCGAAGACGGAGCGTGGTATTTCTTCCGCAACGCCAGCGATAGAAATCTTGTTGCTTGTGTATTGAGTGTTTACGATAAAGAAGCAAAAAAGACCTACTACATGAGCGAGAGCCAGTTCTTTCAGGTGGACAAGACTAAATACAATTACAGATTTTATGTAGAGACGAAAAACATAAACGCATGGACAAGTGCAGATGAAACCCCGAAAGAGTTCGCCTGCTCGCTCCACAAATTAAAACACCCTCTTCGATATGAAAGATTTAGACCAAACGGTTCAGAAACCATCAAAATCACCAACAACGAAATCCTAGATGACGACAGGCAGGAGCTAATCACCCCCCTCTTTAATTCCCTAGTGAAGCCCAAGGATATTAAGATGAGTGAGATAGAGGTAAGCACCGAGGGACATGGGATTTATGAGGTTGGTGATGTGATTAAGTGCGAAGTAGGTGGACAAAGCTACAACCTCTTTATTAACGAGATTAAGCTAGACATTACAGGTGGATTAAAAGAGACACTAGTGTGTCATGTGCCTAAGTTCACAGAGACCAACTTTTTAACGGCAGGTGGAATTGTAAAGACCCTCTACAACACCGAGATTAAGACAGACAAGCAACAGCAAGAAATTACAGCGATAGTCAGCAAGCAAGAAGCTACCGATAAAGACAACCAAACACAATTCACACAGCTTCATCAAGACATACACAACATCACACAGACCGTGCAGACCATAGGTGGTGGGAACTTAATTAAAAACTCCGTAGGCTACGGTAAAGACGATAGTGGCAAAATTAGCGAGTGGACATACGACAAAGACCATACGACCATTACTAGTAGCGTCAGCCAAAACTCAGTAGCCCTAGGTGCTTTAAGTGGCTACCAGCTAAACCTCTCAAACGGCGATAAGATGAGCCAACGCATAGCAGTGTCATCAGGACAGCCCCACACAATTAGCTTCAAAGCATTTAAGAAAGCCACAGGTAGTGGTGTAATAACGATTAAGAACGACCTAGGTAGTAAAGAAATACTACTAAAAGAGCAAGAGGAGCTAAACTGGGACGAGCAAGTTTTGACATTTACACCAACCATGAGCTGGATAGATGTAGAGATTAAAGCCAACGCCAATTCCTCAATCAGTATCACGGACTTAATGCTAGCAGGTGGAGACAGTAAACAACCATGGAGACAAGCTTCAGGCGAGATTTATAACACACAGGTATCAGTGGACGCACGAGGTATGCAAGTAAGAAGCTCTGTTTACGATGGCGATTACGTAGAAATCACCCCGATAGAGTTTGTAGGCTATAGTTCCGTGTCAGGTAAAAAGAGACGTGTGTTTTCACTTAACCGAGATATTACAGAGGTAGAAAAACTAAACGCACGTACTCAGATACAAATGCCACCAATGAAAATAGTGCCAATAGACACCGATAATTATAGTGGCTGGGCATTCGTAGGACTAAATTAAAGGAGGAATAAATGTCAGTAAGTTCTGGAAGCTTTCAAATGAGTGCAAGTGGCTACACCACTACCTTCGGCTGGAATATAGCAAGGCAAGACATAGCAGGCAACTACACGGTCATTAACTGGTGGTTCGACGCAAACTGGGCTCACACAAGCACCGTTTTAAGCACTCAATCAGCAATATGGGTAGCAGGTAGTGAAGTCCATAGGAACGGCTATAATACAGGTCGCTACATGAGAGGTGGGAGAATTGCCAGTGGACAACACACGCTATATCACGACGCAAACGGCAACTGTTCTTTTGGAGCTAATGGTGAAATAGCCATCTTTACTTATGCCGTGAACGCTAGAGGTAGTGGCTGGTGGGAATTGCCTCAAATTGCAAGGTACGTGCAAATCACCGATTGTGGCAATATCAACGATGAAGAAAATCCATGGGTAAACTACAATAACCCAACAGGTGCTAAGACCATAGGTTGGCTAGAGTTTGTGAAGAACGGTCAGCTACTGGCAGGCGATAACGGAAGCACGAGACTAGCATATAGGGAAAACTTAACCCCCAATTACACGTTTGAATTAACCCAAGCCGAGAGAGACCAGCTATTAAAGCTCTGCAAGAACGACCCACAGATGACGCTACGCTACGTGGTGCATGGTGCGAACGCCCCTGAAAATATCCACGCCATAGCAGACAGAACCTACAAGGTTATAAACGCAGAGCCAGTATTTAAGGTATTCGATTATAAAGACACCAACACCAAATCAGTAGCCATTACAGGTAGCGATAAAGCCCTAATAGCAGGAATATCGACATTGCAGGTAAAAATACTGCAGAAAGACAAAGCCACCCCGAAGAAGTTTGCCACCATTAAATCCTATCGAGTGGTTTATGGCACGATAGACAAGGTAGTAGATTACAAGGACGCAGATATAGAAATAGACCTAGGCACGATAAATAGTGGTGCAGACAAGCTATATGTAGAGGCGATAGATACTAGGAACTTTAGGACGAAGCTAGAGAAGTCTATTAACGTCATGGTTTATCAGCCAATGACCATAGTAGCAGAAGCCACCCGTAAAAACGGTTTCGAGGACGACGTAAAGCTAAAAATTAACGGCACATACGACCCTATAAAAGTAGATGGCGTAGCTAAGAACCTTATAGACCCTATAAAGGGCGTAGAATATCGCACCAAAGCTACAAACAGCACGGAGTGGAGTGTATGGAAACCAATCCCATCAACCTCGACCCCAGACAGTAGCACCTATAAATGCAATGACTACACAATTCAGCTAGACAAACAGCACTCGTTTAACATCGAATTAAGAACCACAGACAAGCTCTCAAGCGTCATCACTTCCCTACTAGTAGATATGGGCTACCCAGCGTTCTATATAGGTAAAGACGGCAGAATTTCAATCGGAGACGTCCCAAAGATTATTAAAGAGGCAGGAAAGCGTGGACAATTAGAGGTATCAGGCAACGCCTATGCAAACGGCAATAGGCTACTGGAAGACATTGCTAAAGTAATTAAGCCCGAGCATCTAGACTTAGCGACGAGCGATAATAACGGTTGGCTAAAAATTCCATTAACAGACAAGATCGCCATGTACTTAACCAATAACCGTGAGTCTCCTCTAAGGACGTATAACGGGAACGGTTGGGGCTACGTCGACTTAAATGACTTCCCAACGCCAAAAGGTATAAAGATTTTAGGGGGAGCGATAGGTGCACACCACGGAGATAGTGCCATTTCGGTGGTTCTTAAAACAACGATGACCGATATTGTAGGCACATGGCGTAATAAATATAACCAGACCATTAACGGTAGAATCTACTGGAGCGGTATCATCATAGGTGAAGATAAATAAATGTTATATCTATCGGACATCTATCGGACATTTAGACCAAGGATTAACAGAGGTAGCCAAGTTTTACAGTAGCCTCCTATCGGACAAGTATGCTACAATAAAAGCGTAGCCGAGCTATAACTTGCGTATTAGCGAAGCGAAAGCCATACCCGAGATACGTGGTAAGGTATGGTGAGAAAAGGTGCCGTCCGCAAGGCGGTGCTTTTTGTTTATGCTAAAATAAGGCTAGAGGTATAGCTCAGTCGGTCAGAGCGTCCGTCTTATACACGGTAGGTCGCAGGTTCGAACCCCGCTACCTCTACCATAAACTAGGGACAGCCACGGTGGCTAGATGGTCTCATGAGCCATACGCTTGCGGGTTCGACTCCCGCCCCTAGCACCAAGTAAACAGGAGTAAAAACATGGAAGACAAAGTCTATACTGCCGAAGATTTTAATAGCGAAGCTACGAAGTCCGAGCAGATCAGCGTCGCACAAGACGCAACACCTGAAGAAGTGAAAACCGAGGAATAAATGAATTTAGTTTGGAAAACCCCCGAGGAATTTAGAAACGCCACCCTAGGCAAGAGGATTGACGTCGATAACTTCCCGAAAGAACAGCCCTACCAATGTTGGGATTTACCCGCATATTTTTGGTCAAGAGTAGTAGGCAGATTTTTAGCTACTAAGCAAGGCGGAGGCGGAGCCAAAGACTGCTGGAACTATAGCCGAGTTTATAACGCAGGGTCAGAGTTCGAACTAATTACCGATAGGAACGCCTTAAAGGTCGGAGACTGGCTAATCGACAATGGTGGCGAGTGGGGACACGTCGGCATGATTACCGCCATAGTAGCCCAAGGTCAAGTAGTGAGACTATTAGGACAAAACCAGCCATACGGCTATGTAAACGAGATTAACTTTAGCCTAAGGAACTTCGCAGGGGCATTCCGCTTGAAAGCATGGAATAATTCCCCAGCCCAGCCAGCACCGACTAAAAGCACCGAGGAGCTAGCTAGAGAGGTTATCGCAGGCAAGTACGGCAACGGAGACGCACGTAAAAACGCCCTAGGCAACCGATACGCAGAAGTCCAAGCCAGAGTCGAAGAGATACTAGCCACACCAGCCCCAGCCCCACAGCCAGCAGAGCGTCCTAAATACACAGTACAAGCAGGCGACACCTTAGGTCAGATTATAGTAAGCCAAGGCTGGACAAACGGCAGGAACCTATGGGGAGTAGATGGAGCCGTCGAACAAATAGCCAGACACAACGGCATAGCTAATCCTAATGTAATTTACGCAGGTCAAGTAATAGAGAGGGACTACTAAGATGGATAATAATCAAAACCCAACCCCAAACACAGACGGCAACGCCCAGAATACGCCTAAACCACAGGCGAACCAGTACCAAGGTAAGTACCACGTAGGACGTAAGTTTTACGTGGTTATGACCGTGATACTAAGTACTATGATGGTTATAGCCCTAGCGTTCGGTTTAGCCGTTTCAGGCAAAATGGAAAGCGGAGACTGGGCGACATTAGCTCAATGGGCGATCTCGAATATCATCGCTTTTAGTTCGGGCTACATAGCTGGAAACTTCGCCTCGAAGATCGGCACCAAATAAGAAGTAGCTAGAACTTAGGAACCATGCTATAATTAAAGTGTTCTAGACATGCCCATGTTTTAGACACACCTCGTTTATAAAATTCTTTTTATTAAACCGAGCAAAAATCACCCTGCTAAAGGGTGGTTTTATTTTGGCAAAAATCTGTTCTGATATTAACCCCGAAAAAGAAAAAGCGACATACTAAGCCAGAGCGGTTTAATCGAACACATTTTTTATTTTAACAGGGGTGCAACAGGGGTGGAAAAGTCCCAGAAAAAGCCCTGAACACTTTTTATTAAACACCATACAGAAGCTAATAGACGGCAATAAACGCATTTTTAGAAAACAGGTATAATTAGCCGTAAAACCCCAAAATTTTTAATGACGCAAAATATTTATGATAAGCCAAAAGGTATATAATAATTTCAGATTTTGTAAAACGCTAATGTTGCGGTTATAATAGCCCTATGATTTCAAAAGACCTGTTTATTCGCCTAGTCGAAATACTGCAAGCCCAGCGACTTAGAGACGAAGAAATAACCAAAGCCCTGCAAAATATCGCCCCAAACTGCCACACAGTATTCACTACTCCCGCCATAGACGAGATCGTAAAAATGCTAGATAAGTGCGGTGGCGACGAAGACTGGCTAAGCTGGTGGCTTTACGAAGATACCCACTTTATAACCGAAAAAGGTATAGAGCGAGAGATTAAAACCGCCTCAGAGCTTTACGATTTAATGTATTCAAAAGAATATGACGGAACGAATACCGACCGAGCGTGAAGAAGCTGAAGCTCTGCATAAATGGCTGGAGCTTCACCACATGCCACACGAACACAGAGCCAACGAGGGCTATGGCGGACGGCAAGGAGCCATAAGGCAAGCCATGCTAAAACGCCAAGGATTAAGCAGAGGAGCCTATGATTACGAGGTTTATGTGCCAATGCCAGACGGAAGCTTGAAGCTAATAAACATAGAGCTAAAACGCCAGAAAGGCGGAACCATAAGCCCAGACCAAAAGAAATGGGAGAAGATTTATACAAGGGCGAAAATTCCGAACCGAGTATGCAAGGGCTGGTGGGAAGCCAAACTATTTATCGAAGAGATACAGGGGAACCATGCAAAAAGTGAAAGCGGGGACTCTCCATTTTAGGTGCTATACTAAAACCAACGGCAACCGCCATAGCACATTAAAGGAGGTGAGAATATGGCAAGCAACCACTCAAGGCACCATTTACTGTACCCGAGAAGCCTATGGAATAAGATAGAGCCACTCAAGTATTTAAGATCGTGGCTAGTAGTAGAGCTATTTAACCCAGACCACGAGAACCTACACAGGATAGTAGGGTTTGTGCCACCGCTACCCGTGAACGAAGCGTGGAACGTTTGGCATAAGGTCAAGGTATTAAGCGGGAAGTCCGTCGGCGTAAGACTATGGGCGACCATAAAAGCCATTAACGAAGAAGCAGAGAACGCCCACGATTACTACACCAAGCGAGCTTTACTATTAACGGCAGAAGCCCTAAACGCCCAGTTGTCTTTAATGAAGAATTTTGAAGCCCCCTAAACCCACCCCACAAGAAAACCCCCGATAAAGGGGGTTTTAATAGTTATTTGGAGAGGTAAAAAATGAAAAATATTTTTTATTATTCCTCTCTTATTATACTACAAATAAAGACCTTGTAAACGGACGGGTTTATTATCGCCACAGCCTACGAATAGCATATCACCACGCCCTAGTAGTTCCTCCGCCCCGAGCTCGTCAATGATAATCCTAGAGTTGGTACCATTAGCCACAGCTAAGGCGATTTTAGACGGGAAATTAGCCTTGATTAAACCAGTACAGACATCGGCAGACGGACGCTGGGTGGCGATAATAAGGTGAATACCGCAAGCCCGCCCCTTCTGGGCTAGCCTGATGATCTGTTGCTCGATAGACGGAAGCTCAAGCGTTTCCCCATCCTCGTCTAGGACTTTTCTCTTTTTCTGACCGCCCGAAAGCATAAGGTCGGCGAACTCGTCGCATACAAGCACGGCGTAGTGCATTTTGTTATTATTCTTAAGGTTATATTCTTCAATCTTTTTACAGCCAGATTTACGCAGTTCTTTATAACGCAAGTCCATCTCTTCGACCAGCCCGTCGATAAGCTCTTCAGACTCCTCAAGGCTAGTAGCGAGCTTTTTAGCCCGCCCCGCATAGTCCGCAAACTCCACCTCTTTAGGGTCGATTAGGTATAGGTCGAGGCTAGGCATTTGATGGAGAATTGAAGAAATAGCGACATTAAGCACCACGGATTTACCAGAGCCAGTTTGACCAGCTACGAGAAGATGAGGCATAGAGCGAAGATCGTATCGAACCAGCTCGCCCGAAACATTAAAGCCAAGCGGAATTTCTAAAGTATTAGAGGCTCCATAGTACTCGTCCCGCCACTCGGCAACTTTACGAGTTTTAGTAGGGATTTCAATCCCGACAAGATTAGTGCCACGAATAGGTGCCTGAATACGCACGGAAGTCGCCCCAAGTTCCAAAGCAATATCATTAGCCAGCCCCGAGACTTTAGACATAGAGACGCCACGATTAGGCTTGAATTTAATTAGCTTGATTTGGTACCCCTCGACCGACTCGCCCAGTACCCCACCGACACCGAACTCGGCAAGCTTCCGCATAACTTTTTCTTCATCCGTCCCCTCGTCGCTACTAATATCAGCCGTGATATTAACAGGTGCGAATTTAGGTGCCGATACACGGGTGGATTTAATACGAGCTTTATCAAAACCCTCTTCGAGATTAGAGACTACCCGCATAGACTCCTGCCCGTTTATAAGGTCGGACGGATTAGGGAAGAAGATGGCAGACGGGCTATTAACGTAATCAAACGCCCGAGTCAAGATTTTCTCCGCCACGTCCTTAAAGCCTAGCAGAGCGTCCCGAGGGTAGATGACCTGATGAGATTGAGGAGAACCATCACGATTTAGAGACTTTTTAATCTCGTCGAAGACAATACCCCCGACTTTCTCGCCATAATTCTCTTCGGCTAAGACCAAATAGAAATAGCCCTGCAAAAGGTACTTATAGTTTTCTTCATCTTCGGAAGTATAGGACGATACTGTCTTATGATCACGAAGCCACAGCACGCCGTTTTCACGATAAACGAGGTCAATAATCCCCTTAAACGGCACGCCCGCAATTTTACGCTCGATAGAAACCTCGACATCGACAATATCCGAGAAGCTAGGGCATTCATTAAAATAAGACGTAAAGAGTTGCGTAAAGGTGTCTATCATCTTTTGACGGCTACCAGTTTTACCATAATCTATTTCATAATCGGAAGTAGTCTCGATTTCTTTTAGTCCAGCATTAACCGCCTCGTCTAAGCTTCCACCCTTAAACTTGGTTTCAAGAGCGGTATGAAACGCATGACCAATTACTAGAGCGGGGGTTTTAGGGTCGTCCCAAACCCCAGCAATATATTTTTTCTGAAAGTCGGTTTGATTACGTAGAAAAGTCATCAAAGCCGAATAGCTAAATCTATTCACGATCATCGCCCATGTCCTCGTTTATGTTATTAGTACCATTATAACCTACCTCTTCTTCGATATAAAGGGCTCCAAGATTAAAGCCCATACGAAGAGCATTAGCTTCAGCCGACTTAGCCAGCATAACCCGAGGCATACGAGACCACATAGCGTTTAGCTCGCCGTCCTTATTACGTTTAGCGAACTCATCGAAATACGCCGTGTAGCTACTGATTAACTGCGGGGCGGAGTTCCCGAACCTACCAAAAACCTCGACGGTGGCAGAGACTAGATTTTTATCGTCATCAAACTCGAACTGGCACCCGCCCGTATGTGTATATGTAGGATTGGTAGAGCGACGGCATAAAGCCCTTAACCCATGAATAGACACGATAGGCACAAGCTCCTCTTTCTGCCTAGATTTATCCCAGATATAAGTGGCATAGATTTCTTTCTTAAACGGATTAAGGTGGTACTGCTGAGCCATAGCCATAAATAGGGCTAAGTCCTCGACAGGGCGAAGTTCGCCGTTCTTAGTAAGCCCTAAAATAGACCTGTGAATATTGCCAAGAAGCTTCTCCCGTTTAACCTTAATATCAGAGGGGAAAAGCCCCACAGTGTAAGGCAAGACCTGATCGTAAAAATGAACCGATTTTTTATTAGCTGGCACTACGCCAACAACAGCATTTTGCTCTGTTTCTGTTCCCATGTTTTATATATTCCCTGTTTAATTTAATGTATATATTATATACCAAAAGTACGAAAAAGTAAACACGAAAATAGTCGTACTTTTATTTTAGATTTAGGCTATAATGAGACTAAGGCGAAGCTAGTAATCTCTAACTATTGACGCTTCGCCAAAAGCGAGGTAGAATGATTACAAGCATTAGAGATTGCTGGCTTCGAAGAGTACCTCGCAAGGGGTACTTTTTCTATACCCCGAAATAATAAGGGTAAAAAGGAGGAAATAATGAAGCTATATAAACAAAGCGGGAAAAGCGGGTTTGTGCAAGTTCCGAACGAGCTGATACGGACGGCAAGCTTTAAGGCGATAGGGCTATGGGCGTTTATGACACAATTACCAGACGACTGCGACTTCAGCATAAGCAGGCTAGCAGAAATGCGAAAAGAGGGCAAAGACCTAATACGCTCGGCTATACATGAATTGGAGAAAGCGGGCTGGCTAAAAAGATGGCAGGTTAGAGATGAATATGGGCAATTTGTTGGCTACACTTATAAAATTATGATTAAAGCCCCATTAGATGAGGAGAATTAGAGATGAGCCAAGTATTCGACAAAGGAACATTTATTATAGTCCCCGATAAAGAAGCTTTAAGAGGCAGACCACCATTAGAGCAACTCGTAGCGATATGGATTGGAGACTATGGGCTAACGGACGCATTCCCAAGCCGAAAGACCATAGCACGAGACTGCGGGGTCAGCGTAAAGAGCATAGACCGAGCGATCGCTAAACTTGAGCAGGACGGAATTATAACCAAAAGAAGAAGAAAGAATCAAAACGGTGGTGATACTAGCAATAGCTACAGCCGAATTATGAGGGGAGACATAGGGGCGGGGGCTAGCGACAAAAACGACACTGGGGCTAGCGACAAAAACGACACTGGGGCTAGCGACAAAAACGACACTGGGG